CGCGACAACGAAGAGCCGGCGCCGCCGTTGGGGCAGTCGGAAGTGTTGAGCGTCGAGAACCCGCCAAGCCGCCCGTGCGAGTGGCCCGGCAACCATACCAACGTGCGGCCACCGGCCCCCTCTAGGCGCAGGCAGGGCATCATCGTGCCCGACAAGGCCGCCCACGAAACACCCGAAGGCGTTGTCGTCGGTCGAGAGAACGTCGGGCACGTTCTCCCACACGAGCCATCGAAGAGACCGGATTGCATGTGCGAGCCTCACGAATGACAGGGTGAGCCGGCCGCGCTCATCATCGAGCGACCGGCGAAGGCCGGCGGCGCTGAACGCCTGACAGGGCGTGCCGCCGACGAGAACGTCGATGTCCCAGGCCGCCCCGTCGATCTTCGTGAAGTCGCCAAGGTTCGGGACGTGCGGCCACCGATGCGCCAGCACCGCCGAGGCGAAGTCAGGCCCCTTCGCGTAGTCGTGCGAGGGGTCGAATTGGCTGAAGAAGGCCGGCCGCCAGCCGAGCGGCTCCCACGCCAGCGACGCGGCCTCGATGCCCGAGCAAACCGACCCATAGACGAGAGGGCGCATCAGGCGGCCTCACGCTCGGCATGGGCCGACACGAGCCGGCGCCCCGTGATCTCCCAATACTTGCCCGAGGGCTCGACCCGGATGCTCTCGGTCGCGCGCAGCTCGCCGACGCGCGAGAGCGCCTCGGCCACCGTCTCGGGCGCCGGATCGCGCCCGCCGTGCTGCCGCCACCACGCTTTGAAGCGGCCCACCGTGCGCGGGTTCTCGGGCGACACCCACTCGCGATGCGTGACGACGCCGCAGAGGTACTCGACGCGCATCGAGGGCGGGGAGTCGAACTTCTCGTGACGGAAGAAGGCCCGGCGCGTGACCGTCAGCCATTGCGGCTCTTGCACCGTCAGGATCGGGCGCGTCTCGGCCGAGGTGGTGAGCTTGTCCGACAGCTTCCGTTCGAACTGGAAGCCGCAGTCGGGGCATTCCATCAGCGAGGCGTGGATCATCGAGAAGCATTGCGGGCACGTCTTCACGGGCGCCTCGCCCTTCCCCTTGCCGGGGCGCTTCGGCTCGACGGCGTCGATTGGCCCGTGCCGCTGAATGTTGCGGGCGAAGTCGAGCACGAGACAGTTGGGTTTGATCGACCTCGCGATCGCCGCGCGCCGCTCTTCGGCCGTGGCCGTGTTCGGGTTGAAGCCCACCGGCCACACGACCCGCGTGCCCCGGCCGCAGATTTGGACGTAGAGCGAGGTCGACTGCGTCGGCCGCAGCATCGCCAGAAGGTCGACACCGGGCGCGTTGAAGCCGGTCGTCAGCACCGACGCATTCGTCAGGGCGCGCAGCTCGCCGGCCTTGAAGGCGTCGATGATCCGACGCCGCTCGGCCGCCGGGGTCTCGCCGGTGACGGTGCCGCAGCTATAGCCCCACCGCCGAATCTCGTCGGCGATGTGGTGCGCGTGCTCGACGCCCGAGGCGAAGACGAGCCACGACCGGCGATCCTGGCCTAGCGCGACGATCTCTTCGACCGCGCCGCGCGTGATGTCCTCGCGGTCGACGGCCGCCTGAAGGTCTTTGCCGTTGAAGTCGCCGCCGGTGCGCCGCACGCCCGTCACGTCGAGCGCGGTCGCCGTCGACTTGGTCACGAGCGGGCAGAGCCACCCTTGCTCGATCAGGTAGCGAACGCTGACATCGTGCGCGCACCCGTCGAAGAGGGCGTCGTCGCCCTCCCATAGCAGGCCGGAATCGAGCCGGTACGGCGTCGCCGTCAGGCCGAAGACCCGAAGGTCGGGGTTGATCTCGCGGAGGTCCGCGATGAAGCGCCCGTATTGGGTATTCGACTTGCGCGGGACTAGGTGCGCCTCGTCGATTTGGAGCACGTCGACGAAGCCGATCCGCTTCGCCTTATCATAGACCGACTGAATGCCGGCGAAGAGGATCGGGGCATGAGCCTCGCGGCGATTGAGCCCGGCCGAGTAGATGCCCGCCGGCGCCCAATCCCAAATCTCAAGAAGCTCGCGGTAATTCTGCTCGACAAGCTCCGAGACGTGCGTGACCGACACGACGCGCATGTCGCCGTTGAAGGCGTCCCACAGCTCGCGCGTGACGGTGCCCTGAACGCCCGACTTGCCGCCGCCGGTGGGGAGCACCACCACCGGCGACATGCCCTTCCCTTCGCGCCAGTAGTCGAAGGTCTTGTCGACGGACGCGCGCTGGTAGTCGCGGGGAACGAACGGCATCAGCGCGCCCCCGCTTCCACCGCGCCCCATCCGCGCAGCATCCGGCGAATGTCGGCGATCTTGTTCTTGACCGCCCGGTAGTCGCCGGCCGTGCCGGGGAACGTCAGCATCCGCTCTTGCGAGCCGTAGCGGATGAAGACGACGGGGTGCTTCCTGCGCCGGTCGAACTCGGCCGAGACGCCCGGCCAACGCTCGATCTCGGCCCTGATGGCGTGACCGATGGGAGGGAGCCTCACAGCCAAACCCTCCCGGCCTCCACTTGGGCCGCATACTCACGGGCGCCGCCTTCGCGCGGCCCCTTCATGTTCAGGATGCGCGCGCCCTCCTGGCGCGGCGTTTGGCGCAGCGGGACGATGGCGAAGCCCGCCTCGTCGAGCGCACGGATGATCTCGGCCGCGCGAGGGCCGAGCGCAGCAATAGCCTTCTCCATCAGAAGAGACCTTGTTGGGGAGGTGTCGCGACCGCCGCCGGCAGGCCGGGAAGGTCGACGGGGTTCGGCGTTCCGCCGCGCGCGCCAACCTGATTGCCCCACTGAGACCAACCGGGCCGGGCGTGCCGGGCGAAAAGCTCCAGGTACGGGCCGCCGACGAGCCGCTCGATGCGGGCGTATTGCTCGTCAGGCTTGGCCGAGTGCTCGCCGACCGGCGCGACGATCAGGCGTTGAACGTCGCGCGCGAGGCGCTTTGGCTTCCCGCGCGTGGCGAGAAGGCAAATCTCGGGGTTCGCGCGCGTCCAGTAGCCGAGCCCGACGTGCAGCCGGAACGCCGGGCCGTTGGTCTTCACCCAATAGAAGCCGACCGTCTTCGGGGTGAAGCCCCACGCGCGGATGATCGGGAAGGCGCGCTCGATCAGCGGGTCGACGACCCACATGAAGAGCACCGCGTCGTCGGCCGCGAGATCGGCGACCGGCAGGGCCGCGATCTCGTCGAGCGACATCGTCGGGTACTCGGGCGCGCGGTCACTCTCGTCGCCGTAGGTCTCGAAATGCCACGGCGGGTCGGCGAGGATGGTCGCGAAGCGGGTCACAGCTCGGCCACCCGCTCGCGGCGAACCGGGACGTGCAGCACCGGCCCGAGGCCCGCGTAGAAGGACTCGTCGAGCTTCGCGCCGAGCCCGTTGCTCGTGAGGTCCGCGTGCGCGGCGCAGTAGGAGAGCCGCCGGCCGTGGCGCTCGACCACCGGCAGGCCGCAGCACACGAGGTCTTCGCCGTCGAGGATGAAGGCGCACTCGTCGGAGGTGCGCTCGATGAAGGGCACCCGCTTCGGCTCAACCTCGACGCACCGCAGCGGCGGCAGCGCTTGAGGCTTCAGCTTCGGCGCCGCCAGCCGGCGGCCGTCGCCCTGGTGGATAGTGCGCCGAGGCCGCTTCAGGTCGGCCATCAGGGAGGGCTTCAGCGGGAGGCTCGGCGTCTTGCGCGTCGCGCCGCCGCGCCCGGTGAGCCCGAGCCGATAGAGCTTGCCGATCACAGCGTTGCGGGAGAGCCCGCCGCCGATCTGCTTAGAGATTTGGGAAGCCGAGAGGCCGTCTTGCCAGAGCTTCTTAGCAAGCTCGACCCGCTCGTCGGTCCAGCCGAGAGTCATTGCCGTTCTCGCGTGTTGGGGTTGGCGTTGCGCTCGATGCGCGAGGCGAGGTGGGCGCGGATGGCGCCACGAAGCACAGGCTCGACCTTGTCGAAGATTTCCGACACGGCCTCCTGCGCGATCAGGAAAGAGCCGTCTTCGCCTTCGTCGCAGAACGGAGGCGGATAAGTTAGCTCCATCCAGTATTCCGCCTCGACGTAATGGTCGACGTACTGCGGAACACTTGGG